TACAGATAATCTGTTCACTTCCAGTCTCAATATCAAAGGCAATATATTCTTGAGACTCTAGAAACTTAAGGGTGGACATTATCTGCTCAAAGGAGGGACTGATGATAAACTTATCTTTGTAAGGTGGTGGAAACTCGGGAGTCTTAGCTTCTCTCTTAGCTCTATTCAGGTCGAGTATAACCAGAGGACGGTATTCATACTGTCGCATTACCATAGCGGGATGTATAGTAGGAACAACCTTCACTCCTCTACATCCCAAAATACTTCCTCTCCAGTGAGTTATTTGGTTGTGTCCTGTGAGAGCTCGGAGAGCTTCATTACCTAAAGCTACTACTACATTTGGCTTCCATTTATAGACAAGGTCTTGAATTCTCTGGTGGGCTAGAAGAAGTTCTTCCGTCGGATTCTTTTTCCCCTTATCTGTATAGAAGACGCTGAAATCGTTGGCTGGTGGTCGGTATTGAATGACGTTATCAATATACACTTCATTCCTTTTAATCTCCACCTCTGACAAAATACCTTCAAGCACACGCCCAGCCCCACCAATGAATGGTCGGTGTAGTCTTTCTTCATTTTCTCCTCCAGCCTCTCCAAAGAACCACAGTTTCGCATTAAGGCTTCCCTCCGCTGGCACAGTTATGAGTGGTGGCATCTTCAATCCTTTCCTGAAGTTTGATTGTCTCCTGGACTAGTTTATTAATTTCAGCGTTCATTACTGTGAGAGCTAGATGTATATCTTCTAGAACTTTAACAACGTTTCCAATCTGATCCGAGGTCATCATTTTTAGCTCCTTGGTCTTCCACAGAACTCACAAAACTTATCTTGGGGATAAAACTCGTGTTGGCAATAATCACAAACCTCTATCTCACTAAGTTTACCTCCACACTTAACACAAAACTGAGCTCCATCTCGGGTGATTGCTACCTCCTTGTTAACGCAACCTTCCTTTTTACAAGTCTTTACCATTTTCTTCCTCCAGGTTTGTCTCCTTAACATTAGATAATCTTCTAACAATATTCTCGTGATATATGGGGTCAAGCTCTATCCCGATAGATATCCTATTCGTTTCTTTAGCTGCAGCAAGAGTGGCTCCACTACCTGCGAATGGGTCGAGAATGGTCTCCCCTGCAAGCGTAGTGAGAGTAATAAGCTCCCTTAGCAGTTCGGTAGGCTTTTCAGTAGGATGTATCTTCTTATCACTTGGCACCCTCTTGACTTGGAACATATCTCTTGGTGTTCCATATAGTTTCCTCTTTCCTTTCATTGCGTGGAGTAGTGGCTCATAAGAGTGGACAAAAGTGGTAGATTGAGATGGATAGGAGCCAGAGCCTTTGTCCCAGATGAGTGGAATATGGTGAACCCAGAAGCCATGTTTCACTAAGAGTTCTCTGACTTTCGGAAACTTATCAATTGCACAGAACATAAATAGGTGTCTATCCTGTTTCAACGCCCTGAATAGAAGAGGAGCCACTTTATCTAGGAGATTAAAAGTCTCAAATTCACTATCTTCAAAGCGGGTATCCTTCCCTTGCTCCCGCCCAAATGTTTGAGAGTCCTCTACATCAATCCCATAAGGTGGGTCAGTTAACACTAGGTCTACTGACTCTGCATTCATCTTACCCAATTCTTCCAAACAGTTTCCACAGATGACATTAGGGGTAGATATAATCCCAATCTTTTTCATTCTCTTAGCCAGTTCATCTTGGAGAATTTTTTCTTGGAGGTTCTTAAGTTTCTTTAGGGCGGCAGATTTTCCCTTTTCCTTCAACAGTTCAGGAAATGCCCTCAATCCCCTAGCCAGCTTGATGTCTTCTGATACCCTTCCTGCACTCTCTCCTAGAGCCATAGCGGTATCACCTATTCCCCATCCATTGGAGTCATGCCCCTTAATTGCACTCCCGTGTATCTTTTGCTTTAGGGTATGCAACTTGGCTTTCGCCATAACTTCCTCTTGCCAAGTGAAGTCCTTACGGTGGAGATTTTCCTCAAGTTCAATCTCTCGCTTCTGAAGCTCAGTTAAGTCCTTTCTGTATATTACCTCAATAAATTCCAGTTTGAGTAACTGGTGTGCTTTAAGCCTCCTTTCTCCAGCAATGAGGACATTGTTCTCATCCACTATTATTGGCACAATGAGACCGTGCTCGTGGATAGAAGTAGCCAATGCCTCAATGCCAATAAACGCTGTTCTAAATCTCTCTCCTACGATTACATCAGTTACTTTCAGTTGTGGCATTATTTCATGCCTCCTAATATAGATATCATTAACAGCCCTGCTGCAAACCAGTAGAGTGCAAGAAACCACTTATGCTCACAGGCAGCTGCTATCATTATTATCCCATAGATAACAAGAAGCGTCTTCATCATCCAACCACTTAACATAAGTTCTCCTTATAGGATTCGCGCTTTCTTAAACTTCAATCCTCTACTCTCACTATATTTCATCTTCTTTCCATCTACTTCTACCAACCCATCTTCTGGAAAATCTTGGATATAAAGGTCACCTTTATCACTTACGGTGACGAACCATTCCTTCCCAGCAGGCGGAACTTCTACCTCTGGTTTGGGCTTAGAGGTTGCCTTGGGCTGGAGCTGGGGTGTGGCTGCCTGGTTTTTCTCTTTAGAGACTGGTTTTGGATTTTCTGGGATGGGAGTACCTTCTAGACTAGAGATTATTTCTTCTAGCACTATCACTGCACAGTTTACTGAGTCAGGGGATGTTGGAGTTCCAAGCATCTTCTTCACAGCCTTAAGCATGGGCAACAACATTTATCACCACCTTTTTCATAATTTCAGAATGTGAATTTATGGGAAGCCTCGGCTGTGCCTCCCTGCCATACTGTAACCACCAAACGTTATGGTGTATGGTTTCGCCACACTGACATTACACACTCAGCGGTATTTTGCTTATGTTGTAATATCCAGTTTACGCTACACTCAAGCTATTTCTTCAGGGGTATAAACCTATCTACCTCATTTGAGAATACCCCTTGATACTCTCTTACTTTAAGATAGGCATCCAGTTCCCTACCAATCGTTTCATCTGTATCAAAGTCACCCCAAGTTAATCCTAGGGCATCACAGATTTGTCTCAACCTGAACTGTGCATTTCCACCAGATTTTAAGGTAGTAATTTCAAAGATGTGTCCTGGCTTTCCACCTTTAGTGCCCTTAACATTTGGGTCAGCAATTTCTAGTTCCCAATTGAGATAAGGGTATTCCTTTTTCTTAAGGGTAACTGCTACTACTCTTAGCCTATATTCTGCATTGTTGACATAATCAAAACCAGATGATTCTGTTGATGGGTCTACAGTGATTCTCATTTCTTCTCCTTTGTTATCGTTGGCTAAAGCCAACCTTCTGGTATGCAACCTAAATGGTTGTTCCCCACCAGGTATCACTTCTTAGGTTCTGATGGCTTTTCCTCCTTTCTAGATTTGAGGAATTCTTCCTTCCTCTTAGTTTTCTCTTCTTTATCTAGGTAGTCAAACACACGACCTAGGTCTGTGCAGCCTTTTGGATATTTCTTACCTTTAGGCATTTGCGGCTCCTGTTAGTGCAGATGCAGTATAGTAAATTGCGGGAGAACTTGTGGATGCAGTATATACCCAGTCCTGCACTCTACCCCCAGAGCTTTTACGATTGGCGTAGTCATCAAGTTTGAATTTTTCTAAACTAGATTCTTTTAACTGCCGCTCATAATTTTCCTCTGGTTTTGCTAAAAAGGGCGGACGACTATTGACACTCTGCTCATGTCCTTTCCCTTTAACTCACTCGATTCCATTACTACCTTAATCGCAGCTGCCTTATCATCTTTGGCAACCGTAATCTTTGGTTGCATAATCAAATCCTCTTCCTTTCCTTCTTCCTCTTCTTGTTTCTTAGTTGGAACTAGAATTGCTGCTACCCAGTATAGCATAGTTTTTACCTCCTTTTATTTGTAGATTTTGCTAAAGTCCTGCTCTACCTCTGCTGGTAACACCCTAGATGTTCTACATGACTTCATTGGATTACCCACCGTCAACGCACGATACCTCACTTCATTTCCTCGCACTATCGTCTTCTCCAGATAATACACCTCTTCAAAGTCCTTCCCTATTTTATCTGACATCTGCCCATCAATGAGTGGTCTATAAGATATCTTTCCTGTGAGTTCATCTTTGTCTATCTTTTGGTGGGCACAGAAGATAATGTTAGCTGGTAACCTTAAAAGTGTTCCATGCATTATTTCAAAGTTCCTCAACAGCACTCCCCAAAGAGGCATAGACATAACCATTGATCCATTGGCTGCTAGTATCAATGCTTTGATGTGTTCATTCAGTGAAGTGTAACTGTCTAACACAATAGTAGCTATCTTCCTTCCATCAATCACACACTTCCCTTCCACTAGCTTGTCTATTATATCTGAGAATTCAATATAGCCCTTGGGCTGTGGAACAGGAAACTTATCCTTCCCTTCATCCAGTTTTGTCCCTGCCATTCTCTTAAGGGATACAGCAGCTAATGGTGCTTCGGTAGTCCACTGGATGATGTCTCCACTCTTTAGCAAAGGTTCAAGATTAACCATTTTATGCAGCTTGTTATCTAGGTCTAGGAATAGAATGGGCTTTGGTGCAGTAGATGCGAAGGTGGTCTTTCCTGAACCTGGTTCACCAATGAGAAGGCAGCTAAAATATCTCTCAGAAGACCTTTCTTTCTCCATGACTTTTTCTCCTTTCTTCTAGTATTTCTCCATCAATCCATATCCTATGATACTTCCACTTGTTCAGGTGATACTTCTCTACTATTGCCTTCCACCAAGCTCGTTCTTCCGTCCTAACATAGGTGAGTTCATCGATGGCAGCATCAATGGTTCCTGTTAAACTTCTTTTCCTATTCTCTATTGAGAGAATTTGTTTTATCTCCTGTTCATTGAGTTTAGGCATCGGCATCTCCTATATCAAATGTTATTCTTATACCTTGAATTGAAATCACCACGTTACTCCTCCTGAGTTTTATAAGGCTCCCATTTTACCTTATTGAAATCTCTTTCAATCACTCTTTCATCTTCTCCATACTCACAGATTAAACGGTATGGGCAATCATAGTTATAACTGAAGCACACTTCCTTTCTATCTGCTTCAATGAACTCACCCTTTTCTTCACACTCCAGAATATGCTTAACTATCTTTGGAATGTTTTCCTTGAACCTATCCTTCAACCTAGAACTCCTAATCACTGGGTCACGGACAAAATGCTGTTCAGGAGTTTTAGATTTGGCTGTGGGTCTTTTAAGCTTTTTCCACACTTCAATTGCATTCAATATGCACCCCGCACACTTCTTTCCAAATGCTTCCTCTGCAGCTATACAATAAGCTGTAATTTGCTTGTCTAGGGCAAACTGTTTGAAGTAATTAGCATTTAGATAAGCGGTAGTCTTGTGCTCTACTATCCACAGTTGTCCATCCCACTCTACAGGTAAGTCAATTCTGCCCCCGAACATAATGTTCCCTATGGGAAACACAAATCCAATCTCTGGCTTACCTAACACTGTAAATGGTTCCTTAGCATACACTTTTGCATACCACTCTAGCGCTTTCAACCCATTTTCTACTGTTCTTGTTTCGTCACCTTCTCTATCTTTATAGCTTTCGCTAAACACTCTTTGAGCTTCACTAGCTCCTTTGGTATAATGAGCGTCGAGTGCATCGTGGATGGCTTTGCCAAACTCTAGGGCTGAACTCACCTCCTTTTTTTCCAGATTTCTAATCATTCTCCAGTAATAGTATTTCTGACACTTCTGGAACATATCAATGGTTGTGCAATCCCAAATCCTCATCTTTTCTTGACTTTCGTTCATCTTCGTTTATCACCTCCTCCTATATCTCCAATAATCTCAATATCTGTGCATAGACATTTGGGGCATTTATCAAATCTTGGCATCTGACCTCCTCATTTTGACCAAGCCGTAGAATAGGAACTTACTGCTACAGGCTTGTAGGAAAATCCTGCTTCAATGAACTTCCTATTAGTAGTTTGAATCTGGTATGTAACAAAACATACAACAAAAACAAGAGCGATTAGGATTGCTGTAGGCCACATTAAATCATCTTCCATTTTTCTCACCTCCTTTCATTCTAAAATGTCC